GATATGGCGGAGGAGGTGAGATTCGAACTCGTCGCCATTACCACGGGGTGACGCATAAACCGGGCCTTCAGCCGTGCCAGATCGTGATTTGGGAACGTTTTGGGAACACTTTGGGAACATTGCGGGCGCTGGGGCCACTGAAATCGCGGCCTGCAGCGGGATTTGGCGGGGAATGCAGCGTTACAGCCCGAGGCGCTGCTCGATGATGCTGGTCATGTCGGTGGCGTCCTGGTTGATCCAGTTGCCGTAGTGGCGAAGGATCATCGCCGTCGAGGTGTGCCCCATCTGCGCCGCGATCCAATCGATCGGCACCGCGCAGCTGGTGAGCATCTGACTGGCGAAGGTATGCCGGCAATGGTTCGGGCCGCGGTGCCGCACCCCTGCCCGCTTCAAATGCTGCAGCCACCAGCCGTTACGCAGATTGTCCGAGGTTGAGTACGCCCCGTTGGTGTGTGAGTTGTGGAAGACGAAGCGCACCTGCTGCTTGCGGATCGTCCGGTTGTCCCGATCGGTCACCTCGATCTCAACCTTCGGCAGATCCTTTGTCCGCTTCTCTTGGTCGCGCAGCGCCTCGAGCGCCGGTTTCAGCAGCTTCAGTTTGCGTGTCGAGCGGCGCGTCTTGGTCACCTTGTAGGCACTGCGCACCCGGGCCCGCTTGAACGTCACCTCGCCCGTCTCGAGGTCAACATCCTCCCAGGCCAACGCGATCGCCTCCGACACGCGCGGCCCGGTCCAGAACATGAACTTCACCAGGTTGAGCTCCTGCGCCCGATCGGGCGACTCGGCCACCAGGATGGCTTCGATCTCCTCCCGCGTGAACGGGTCCGGATCCTCTGCATCAGGCTGGCGGATGACGATGCCCTCGGTCGGGTCATAGGCTGCCTGGTTCTTGGTGCGATACAGCTGGAATACCTGCCGAGTCAGCGCAACCACTTCCCGGACCGTCTTGCTGTGCAGCTTCGGCATGAGCGTCTTCTGCACCCATGCCTGCATTTCCAGATAATCGATGCTCTCCGCCTGGCGCTCGCCCCACTGCGGCCGGATATGGTTCTTGATGCGGCTTTCATGGCTGCGAATCGCGGACGGCGCGAGCTCGTTGCGCTTGATATCCAGGAACAGGTCGAGCCAGTGCGAAAACGTTCCGGACTTGACCCGTACCGACTCCGGAAACCAACGCGCATAAACGAAGGTGCCGGCCTTTATCTCATGCCGGATGATGGCGGCCTGCCGCTCTGCCCTCTCGATGTTCCCCGGCGTCGGCTCGCCCGGGAAGGGTTCCTTACACAGGTCCCCTTCGAATCGAAAATAGACCCGGATCGCCTTGCCGCGAATCTCCACTCCATTTGCCATGTGCGTCCCCACGCTATCGGTGATGCGGCACTGTACGAGCGCGCCAGTGCCAGCAACAGAAAAGGCCCGTTGCCGGGCCAAGAATCTGCTGGGTTGATTTCTAGGTGAGCCACTCCGAGCGCCGGCGCCACTGGCGGCGCATCTCGTCGACTAAGCCCTCCGCTGATGCCTGGCCGCGCTTCTTGGCGATCAGCTCAGTAAGCTCCTTGATACGCTCGGGCGTGCTGTAGCCCTTGCGCAGCCAAGTGCGCGCCTCACATTCCTGCATGACTTGACGGACATCATCAGCCACGGCGGCGCGCTTTTCGGTTGGGCTTGACGCCGCCCCGCGCGGTTGCGCGCCAACTCACGAACGTCGCGACGTTACCGGCCTCGTCACCGATGGCACCTATCGTGTGATCCATGATGGCGCGCAGCTCCTCGAACGTAGCGCGTTGGATGGTTTTGGTGCTCTCTACCAGAGTGCGGCCGTCCGGGGTTTTTATCAGGTACTCGACCGACCAGCGCATCGGCCTACGCGGCAGCGTGCCGCTGACCTGGGCTCGTTCGTTGGGCATTTCGGTGGAATAGAACACGGTGCAGGTCATGCTCGGCTCTCCGTTCGCGCTACAGGGGTTCGCGCTTCGCCCGGATGAACAAACAGCTCCACGCCGCTGCGCAGCAGGTCGCGCTGGGTTTCGCGCAGCAGTGTCGGGTCCAGTTCAAGCTTGCGTGCCAGCGCCTCGGCGGCCCAGCGGGCGCCCATGGTGTTGCTTGCGGTGCGCTTCTCGCCCCGCACGGTGGCCACGTAGGTGCCGGTGGTGAAGCGGGTGCGGATTTCAACGGGCATGGCTGGCTCCTTTGACGTCCAGGGCGGCGCGAACCTTACGCAACAAGCAAGTCAGCGGCCCGTCGCTCCACGCTTTAAGCGCTTCGTCGATTTCGTTTACCAGCCCGCTCTGCTCCGGCTGCGGCTGCGGCTCCGGGGCGGTCTGCGCGATGTGGGCGGCGTGATGGTCTTCGTCCCACTGGGCAAGGTGTGGGATCAAGGCGATCGCAAGCTCTGCTCCGAGCGCCTCGGCATCATCACGACTTAGGCCGAAGCGGCACAGCACGTCAGCTATCGGCGCCGCAAAGTTGGCGGCTTCCGATTTTCTAACCCGCAAAAAGCCCGCCTCTGCCAGCTGTCCGCAGATGATCTGCGCCATATCATCTATCGACTCAACCTCGCGGCACGGGCCGTCAATGGCGCTAGCGACGATCTCGACAGCTTCGCCATCCGGCTGCTGCTCGGTCTGCGCGAGGCGTGTGCACAGGCGATGCTCACCGTTTGGAAGCACATTCCACGACAGCAGGCGCGGCTCGCGCTCACCTTCGTAGAAGCCTATAACTGCTGCGACCTCTCGCTCACCCTGCGCCGGGGCTGGCTCAGCGAGCAGCAACTCAATCTCGTTAAGCCGTTCCTGCGCATCGGTGACATAAGACGGGTCGAAGCCGTACCCGCGCGGACGGCAGCCGGCCAGCCAGATGACTCTTTGGCACGCGTCCAGGTCGCGGTGGATCTTCTTCAGCTGCTCAACCGAAACGAGGCGGTGCTCGGCTGGCGTGGTAGCCTTCTTGACGCCGACTTCGGGTGTTTGTGCTTGCATGGTGCTTCTCCTTTGGTTTGGTCAGGCCCTGGTGAGTTGCCGCTCTCCGGGGCCTTCTTGTTTTCAGCGTGCGATCAGCAGGAACAGGTCCGGCAGGTGGTTGGCTGCGGTCAGCAGCGCGGCCAGGCCGCCGCCGATCCAGCCGCTCATGGCCAGCCGGGTACGCAGGCTGAGGCCGGGTTCGTCATCGTCGTAGTGCTGCATGGTGCTTCTCCTTGTTTTGGTGCCGGTTGCCGCTGGCGGTCAGTACGGAACGTCCATGGACATAAAGCGGATCTCTCGACGGACCGCTTCGAGCTGGGAATCGGAAAGGCCAAGGAGCTCGTTCAGCGCATCTAGCAGGGCCAAAAGCTGGCCGTAATTCATGGCATTGCCGCCCATCGTCCAGCCGTCGGTTTCCAACTCGTGGGCGTAATCCATAGCGCGCTCGTTTACCAGCTGAACTATTCGTTCGCGCCGCTCTGTGGCGACTGCCTGGAAAAGCGTGGTCATGGTCGTCGGCATAGTGTTGAGTGCATCGACAGCCGCGCGCCGGGCCGGTGTCAGCTTGGGCCGCTGCAAAGTTGCCTCGACCGAGCGGGCCCGGATCGCGACCGGCACCTTCGTTCCAAGTCGCTCTACCAGGATCACTGATCCCGAAAAGGTGAAACTTTCGATGACGGATCCCGCTGCCCGCTGAAGCGCTACCGCTGAGCTGCTGAACAGCGGTTTGAGCTGATCCCACGGGACGTCAGGCCCTGCGTTTTCGAGTTCGAAAACAATCGGGCCATTCGCTGTTGCCAGGGTGCGTGACAGCGCAGCCGTAGTGATTCGCTCGGCCAATCGGCATTCGAATTGATCTTTGCCGCTCAGCTTGGAGAGGTACCCAAGCAGAAGTGACTTCCCGGACGCCGCTTCGCCGGAAATGCGCAGCAATGGAAACCGCCCCAACTCGTTCCGGATACGAGCCGCGTTCATTCCGCCCAACGTCCAGGCCAAGGCGACCATGCCTTGGGCGCCGAACGCGGCCCAGAAATCACCGAGGCGGATGGCTGACTTGAGAGCGGCGGCGCCCTGCGCTTCGGCCGCTCGGCTGCAAGCGCTGATTTCACGCTCACGAAGTTGTTTGATGGCTTGCATGGTGCTTCTCCTTGGTTGGTCTGGGCCGTGAGTTGCCGCTCTCGGCCCTATGGTTCGCCGCTGATTAATCGGTTTTCTCACCGGCTTCATGGGCCAGCGCATACAGCTCATGGCTGCCTGCGGCTGCGGGTAGTCGTTCGGCCCGCACAAACCCTTTTTCATCCAGGGTGATCAGCAGCCCACCCTCGCGGAAGGCATTCGGCACCTGCTTGCCGAGCTGCTCGGCGGCTTCAGACGCCTTGGCCCAGAGGACGCCAGCCGCTGCCAGCTTGGTTTGAAATGCTTCCTTCGCCTTCTCCAGATCGCGCTCGGCATCGAGGACACGATCGTTCGCGCAATCGAGGTGAAACAGCGCATCACGCAGCGCGCTGATTGGCTTGGGCTGGGTGGTTTTTTCGTCTTGCATGGTGCTTCTCCTTGGGTTGGGGTGGTGCTGACGCTCAAGCGTTGCCGCGCTTGGCGTCGGGGTTTTGGAACATCCAGCACTTCACCGTGGGGCAGCGGCCGGACATGGGGTTGCGGCGGTTGAAGGCGTCGCGCACGGCGCTGTCTACGGCGCGGTTTTTCTCGATGAACTTGCGGCTGCGGCTGTTGGGCAGCAGGTTGCGCAGCGTGCCGATGTCGGCGAGCTTCTGTTTGTGCTCGGCGGCGCGCTCGCAGAATTCGTTGAGGTTGATGGCGATCAGGTCCGGCTTCTTGCTGTGGTCCACCACCGCGTCATCGCTGAGCGACTGCAGGTAGTCGAACACCTCCCAAAACTCGGCCACTTCGGTCGGGTCGGAATTGACGGCGTTCTGCCGGGCCAGGGCCATGGCGGTGAGTTCGCGCTTGGCGGCGTCGTGCTGGCGGTCGGTCATGGTCACCACCAGGCGCAACGCATCGAGCAGGGCGAGCAGCTGGGCGTGGTTCTTGATGATTCGCTCGATGCGGATCTCTTTGAGCTCGCGCAGCGCCTGTTCGTGCACCTTCACCTGCTCGCGGAAGGTCTCCATCACCTTCTGCTCGCCCTTCGCTGCCATCAGCAGGAAATGGCTCACGTCCATCGCGCTCAGGTGGTTGAGGTTGTCCGCCGCGGCGCGGCTCTGGCTGGTGACGTCGGGCCGCACGAAGTGCAGCTTGACGATACGGGTCAGGATCGCCTCGCTCGCCGCCACGGTGGCGTTCTGGCTGATCACGATCGCGCCGCGGAACGGCGGCTCGTAGGTTTCGTTGCCGGCGGTCTTCACGCCGGTCACGCCCAGGGTGCCGCCGTTGAACAGCGGTTTGAGCTCGTCCCAGTCGTAGGCCTTGGCGGCGGTGCGGTCGGTGTCGCTGCGGTCGGCCTCGAGCAGTACCAGCGGCATGCCGGATACCTGCCCCATCCAGCGGCGCAAACCGGCCTTGGACATTTTCGAGGGGTCTTTCCCCTCCTCGTCCGGACGGCCCAGCAGCTTCCAGAGGAACATCAGCAAGGTCGACTTACCGGCGCCGGCCTCGCCGGTCACTTCCAGGAACGGAAACGACTGGTATTCGGCGCGGATCTGCTCGGCGAACAGCGAGCCGAACCAGTAAGCCAGCGCGACGATGCCTTGGGCACCAAAGCAGGTCCACAGCCAGTCGAGCCACTCGGTGCGGTAGCCCTCATCGGTACGGGCGATTTCCAGGCGGATCGACTTCTGCAGCGTCTTCAGGCGCAGCTGCTTAAACTCGAAATAGTCCTCGCTGTTGGCCTTCTCCACCACGCCGCCACGCACGGCCAGGTCGCCGAACACGTAGCAGCCGTGCTCCTTGCTGTAGCCGATGTAATCGATCGTCTTGACGGTTTTCAGCCCGTAGAGCTGGTCCTTCATGATCTTGTCGAGCTGGCTGCCACTGCCGGTGAACACGGCGCCCGCGGCCATGCCGAGGAGGCGCTTCTTGAACTCGGCCGCCGCCGCCACCTGGCCACCGGTGAAGGTGTTGCGCACGGTCGGTTCATCGTGCGGGAAGTCAACGCGGAAGTAGTACCAGGCCTCGTCGGTCACCTCGTTGCGCTGGAAATACAGCGCCTTGGGATAGCAGTTGGCGATCTCGATGACGCTGCCGCACTGCTGCAGGGCCTTCTCGCGCATCTGCCGATCGTTGAGCAACTGGTCGTCGTGGTCGTCGCTGTTTTCCAGCTCCTGCATGGCCTTGTTGTATTTTTCCAGGTCCAGCTTGAACCAGTACATGCGGTTGCCGAAGCCCAGGTGGAATTCGCCCCGCTTGTTCCAGTCGTACATCAGCAGCGCCTTTTCGGCGGCACTCTCGGCGATCAGCAATGCGCCCTGGTACCGGGCGGCCTTGATGTCGGCCTCTATCTGCTCGGCGCGCTTGTCCTCGTCGAGGAACATCCAGCGCTGATGCAGATCGTTCCAGTCGGTTTTGCGGTCACCCTGCGGGATCTGCGCGGCCTGGCAGGTAAAACCGAGCTCGCGGGCCATCCGCACCCAGCGGCGCGTATAGCGATGCGCACCCGGCTCGTTGTCCAGCGCCCAGACAAGCTTCGGCAGCTTCTGCCCGGCGTCCGCGCAGGCCTTCGCCAGCGCCTTGAGGGACTCGGCCGGAAAGGCATTGCTGCTCATGGCCGAGACGGCATCGATGTCGTGATGCAGCAAGGCAATGGCATCGAAAATGCCTTCCACAATCCACAGCTCTCGCACCTGGAGCAGATCGAGGCTCGGCGGGCACCACCAGTAGCCGCGCATGGACAGGCCCGGCGCAAAGCGCGCCTTCTTCTTGCCAAAACGATGTGGCCGGTCGATCAGCCGCTCCCAATAGCCGCCCTTCTCCAGCGGAAAGCGCACCGTGGCCGAGCCGATGCCAAGGTCACGGTCCCAGTAGTTTTCCTGGCTGTACCACCCGGCGATCCGCTCCAGGTGAAACCCACGGGCTCCCTGCAGGTAGCTCTTGGCCGTGGCGGTCGGGTCCTGCTCGGTGGCCGGCGCGCGCTTGCTCCAGTCATCGAACAGATCGTCGAACAGCTCCTTGACGTGCCACTGCTGGCCGCACTTGCTCTCGCGGCCGCATTTGATGAACCAGGGCTCGTCATAACGGCTGAACAGCTCGCGCTTGTTGCAGCTCGGGCATTCGCCCTTGCGCATGTAGTTGGTGCCACCGACGCGCTTGAGGCCGAACTGTGTTTCTAGACGGGCGAGCACCTCGTTGCGGATGGCATGGTCCATTGACTTCATGGGAGCTGCTCCCAGACAAAGGCGTTGATCTCATTCGCTGCTACACGAAACTGCTCGCGGCTGATGATTTCCGCCTCCATTAACCCGTCCAGGTGCCCGGCCAAACGCTTGCCGTAATGGTCCCGCTCGGCAAAACCGGAGGCGGCGAGCAACGCCTGCAGGCCAGTCTTAAACAGGTAGCGCGCCGGATCGGCCGCAATGGCGTCGCAAATAGGGGTGCGGCTCATGCCCTCACCTCCTGCGCAGCTTTCAGCTGCTTCACCAGCTCGCGCGCGGTGCGGTTCAGCCCGGCAATGTGCGGGTAGTCCTGCAGGATCTTCGGGCCACGCAAGCCCTGCGGCGTATAGCGGTATTTGTCGTCGTACCAGCAGGCAGACATGAGCTGTTCGTACTGGCTGGTAATCCAGCGCAGATAGGCTTCGGCCTGGGCGGGCTTGAGCTTAATTTCCAGGGTGATGTCGCACATAAGAGCCACCGTTCGGGCGCAACTTTCCCCTACCCGCGCAACGGCGGGCATGGAGACGGGATGAATTCAGGGGGTGATCAGTTAGCGGCTGCTGCAGCCGGCTGAGCCGTCGGCGGCTGCAATCTCAGGGGCAGGTAGCGGAGCGGAAACAAGGCCCGTTCCCCGCTGCGCACATGAACCAGGCACAGCCGGGTTTCGTCACCCTGCCCGCGGTCGATGGCCACGCGGTACGAGAGCTCGGTCATTGCCAGGTGCACTAAGCGTTGCGCCATGAAGGTCGGCACTTCGAGCCCGTGAACTAAATAACGGCACGTGCGGTCAAACAGGCGCTCATCGTTGGCGAGGTACTCATCCTGATGGCGCAGGAGGTAGGCCTTTGCGGCGGCTTGCATCGTGCTGCGGTAATCCTTGGCAGAGGTATCGCGAATCATGCGAGTGCTTCCTTGAGTGGCTGATCGAACAGATCGGGTTGATCACTTGCAGGTCGGCTGTCACGCAATGCCTGCATTTTCGCCACGGACGGCGCAATCGGCAGCACCACCCTCGGCTTGTCCATGCCCGATGTATTGATCTGGTAGTCCCAGCTCATCGAGCCCGTTAGCACCAATCCACACGCCAAGTTTTGACACTGGCCGTAGATGGTGCGGAATGTCGGCGTTTGGCCTTCGGAGTTGCGAATGCGCATCCGCTCCCCACATGCCGGGCAAACCAGTTTGTAAACGCTCATCGCTTCCCCTCACCTCAGCCGTGGCAGCGGCTGGCCTTCCTAGGGATTAATCCCTCTGCGCACACACCGACCCACATCGATGCGTGCACAGGTATTCGTTATTGGTCGAACAGATCGCCGCTCGGCTGCACGCTGCGACCCACGCTCTCCATGGCTGGCGCAGGGATAGCGAGCTGGTGGCAGTGCTGGGTGAGCTGGGCATACAGCGTGGCGCGGATGGCTGGCACGGTTTCGGCCTTGAGCTGAGCAATCAGCTTGGGGATCTGCCGATGCATGGCCAACTGGTGGTTCATGCTGAGGTACGAAGCGCCTCGGCTCTCACGCGCTTGGCGTTCCATGGCTATGAAATACCGGCGCACCTGACGGCCCTGGTCGTTGTTCTCAACCATGGCCAATTCCTTAGCCATATCGAGGGTGAGGTGGTAGTCAATGGAGCGCCGATCACCACCTCGGCCACCTGTTTGATTCCCCCGATTTGGGGAACCAAAGGTGCTAATGGGGGTGAAATCTGCGCCCTCCTCGAAGCCGTACTGCTCGATTCGGTCCTTGATCCAGGTGCTGAAATCGCGCCCGACTTGCATGAATTGGTGAAGGTCGCGCGCATCGCACAACTGCTGCGTTCGCCCTTCGATCTCGCCCTGTAGCACCGGGATGAGGTTGGTCGTCACTATTGCTCTCCTTGTTGCCGCTTGGTGTGAAGCAGAATCACCGCCTGCACTTCTCCATGGCGTGCCGCGATGTGCTTGCGGTGCGCGGCCAGGATCGCTTCGACTTCCTGCTCATCGATGGCGCCATCCTGCAGCGCATTGACGATGATCTGGTCCACCACGCCGCGCTTGGCGGTCGCCTGAAGCGAGCGGCTGTAGAGGTCGATGTTGTCCAGTTCGTCCGGGTTGGCGATCGGTACGAACACGCCGCCATAGAGCGCGGCCACGTAGTCAGGCAAATGGGCGGTGCCGGCGTCCTGCTCTAGCTGGTGCAACTGCTCATCGCTTAGCGGCTGGCAACCGTTGGTTTCGTACAGCTGGTTATCAAACCGCTTGATGGGCAAGCCCAGGCGCGCCGCAGCGCACTCCCTGCCACCGGGGTAGCTGGCGACCACGGCCCGCATCACTTGCCGACGGCTCTCTAGAATCTCGCGCTTCATCTTCTAGTTTTCCCTGGGGATTAAGCCGATTACGGTTAGCAGGCGTGGGCAAAGGGGTGTGCAAGCAGGCCGGGGATCAACTCCACGCCGGTCTGCACGGATAGATCACGCATGATTGAGAACGCGATCCGACCGTTTGGCAGTGTTTGGGACTCCGCCCAGCGCGCCACGGTCTGCGTGACGGTGCGCGGGTCGTACCCTTTGGCCAATGCGAACGAGCGAAAAGTTAGGCCCTGCTCGATCAATCGGGCGTGGATTTGGCGCTTGTTCATGGTTCGGCGGTCCCCGGTTAGCTAATATGTTCCCAATGCGAGGCGAGATTAAGTTCCCAATCGGGAACAGTCAAGAGGATTTTTCCCAAATGGGAATTGGTAGGCGAATCCGAGCTGCAATAGAGGCGCAAGGCCTCACGCTCAAGCAAGCAGCTGAACAGAGCGGAATCCCTTACAGCTCTCTACAAAACTGGGCTGGAGGCCACCGCGACCCGCGGCCGGACGCCTTGATAAGTCTTGGTTCCCAATTGGGAATCTCGATTGATTGGTTGCTGACTGGTGAAGGTGAAATGCTGCGGCGAAATGCCGCCGGTCAGGGTCCGCAGGAGGAGCGCGGCGAGTACGCCATGCCCTCCGCTGAGCGGGCGCTGCTCGCCGCCTATCGGGCCCTGGACGAGGAAGACCAGCAGGCCGTCGAGTCCGTTGCCCGCGAGAAAAAGCGTCTGCGCGATATTGAGATGCAACTAAAGGAGTTGGTTGCCGCAGTTGCCGCGCTTAATCGTTCGCCCTAAAGTGTTCGCACTTGGAACACCAACGCACCGACAAACAAGGTTGCGTTGGTTCGAACCTTAACAGCGGCAGTATCAGACCGCGCCTGGGCGATCTGATCGTATGGAGCGCAATCCATGGACGGTTTCACTGCACTGATCGGCATTGCCGCAGGCGTTGCGTTTTTCGTGTGCCTGGTTCGCAAATCAAGGCGCGATGCTCAGGCAAAACGGGACTTGATAGCCGGATATACGCACCCCCCCTCTGGCGCCCCCTCTGCCATCCGCCGCACTCCGGACCGATCAGTCGCGCCTAGCCGCGCCATGCGTACAGGATGGAGCCGAGGCACGGTGGCGTTCACCTACGAAGATTCGGCCGGCGACATTACCTGCCGCACTGTCACGGTTCATTCCGCTACCGCAAGCCACCTCAAGGGCGAATGCCACGACCGCAACGCGGAACGGACATTCCGAATCGACCGCATCGTCGGCGACGTGGTTGATATCGAAAGCGGCGAAGTTCTACGCCCCCGGAGCCTGGCACGCCATTTCGGCTGACTAACCACGAGCGTCAGCTGTCATTCCAAATGCGACGCTTCCATCCAAACCAAACAAGGACCGTATCCCATGCTTAACGAGCAGCTCCTCGACCACGCATTTGGCGATCGCCTCACTGAGGAGCGCGAGCGCCTCGGCCTAGCCATCCACGAACTGGCGCACCTCGCCGGTATCACCGACTACAAGCAGAAGCGCTTCGAGAACGGATCTTCGGTGATCCCGATTGACTATCTCCAAGCCGTAGCCGCGCGGAGCGATGTTGATGTGCTGTACATCATCACGGCACAGCGTTTGAAGAAGCTGTAACTGCAGCGTTTACCTATGCGGCGCTGCTCGTCGCATCCCGCGCGGAGAGCTAGGCCATAGCCTCCAAACCTGCCCCGTATGCAACTGAGATTTACAACGATAGTTTTGTATTAAAAGAGAACCATAATAATGCCAACACGCAAGACTAAAGCACGAAAGGCACGTTCGAGCATACTGTATGTAGCTTCACTCAATATAGTTTTGCACCCGCATAGTCCACAAAAATACATTGACCTTTTAAACGCAATCTTCGCGAACAAGCTCGATGCAAAGGTGCGTGGCGACGATGCACTAATGCTTGGATCTTTCTACAGGGTTGGCGAAGAGACAAGCAAACCTAAAATCTATGCAGGCAACATATATAAGTATCTAAAGCTCGATGCAGCCGAAGACTGGTTTAACATGCTGAAAATGGACGCTGCCAGCCGGGAGGATGTGAAGAATATCCAGATCCCAGACCACCTTAAGCCTCACTTCAAAAAATTCCAGTATGTATTCTTTCCAAACAAGCATAGACTTTATTTCATTACCAGAAAAACGGGACACAGCCTATCACCGCTGATGCTCAAACGATTCTTCGACACTATTGCTACCAGAGCCGAACTGGCGAGTTTCGGCGAACTTACCGTTACAGTACAACCAGAAAAAGGCGTTACAGAAGAGCTTTTCCAAATTGGGAACATTTCGCTCATTGATTTAGAAATTCTCAAGCCCAACCCTGATGATCATGATGAATGGGAAGAAGACGTTCTTGAGCGCCTAAAAGAACTGAACGCTGGAAAAGAGAAACGGCAATATTTTGCAGCCGGTGCTGACGGCTTGAAGCCTGATGCCAACCTGAAGGCGTTGGCAGCCGTTGCCGCCGAAAACGGATCGGTCTACGTCAAAGGCAAGACAGACGGAAACGTCGTAGAGCTGAGCACCAAAGACCGACCCCTGACGACTTCAACTAGCTATAATCCTGACCTTCAGAGCGAACTTGATGCTTTACTTGAAAAAGCGCAAGAGCTGCATCGAGAGATCACACGCAAAAATGTCAGCTAGCAAAAAAAAATCCCACCCATACGCCGCAACCTTTAAGTTGTGGCGCGGGTATTGGTCGACCTATGGCGGCGCCAATGCTCTGCTAAAGTCTCTCTACTTGCTAGTTGCAGTTATCCTAACCGGACTGAATTACTTCACGTGGTCCAGCAATGGCTGGTGGGAAATAGTTATTACCACAATCCCGACACTTCTTGGATTTACGCTTGCGGGATTGGCTGTTTTTCTCAGCATGGACTCTGGCTTCAGCAAATTCATTGCTGGAAGTAATAAAAAACACATACCGTCACCTTTCATGGGCCTAGTCTCTTCATTTGCCCACTTCATCATCATCCAGGTCATCGCGTTTGTATACGCCATTACTGCCAAGTCACTTTACGTTACCGTAGCCGGACTGCCCGAATGGTATTATAGAGCGTTACCGACTTTGAACATGATTAGCGGTGCCATTGGTTATTTCCTTTTTCTGTATGCAATCATGCTAGTGCTCGGTGCTACTTTCGCAATATTCCGTATCTCCACGTGGTACGAAATGTTCATTAGCGCATTGAAAGAAAAAGAAAGAAGCGAAACGGATTCGACGCAGTAGCCCCAATCAAGTATCGCCCCGCATCGACTACATGCACATCGGTACCCTTTCGCCCTCTTCCCACTCTTCATCGATGAGCTCCCATGCCGAGCGCTGCGGCTCTTCCGGCTTTGGTGCCGGCTCTGTCAGGCGTTCTGTAGGCGTTTCCATTCCCGCTCCACAGCCCGCTGGGCATTGGCTTTGCTGGCATAGAGGTGCAGCAGCCGGCGCGGCCGTGCCTGGTCCCCTTCGGTAAGTTTGTATTGCTTGCCGGTCTTCTCGTCGCGGTACCAGGCGACGATGCCGGTGTAGCTCCCCTCCTCGGCCAGCTCGGCGACGTCGTCCGCGTCGGGCAGTTTCGATTCGAGGTCGAGGCTGGTGGTGTAGGCGTCTGGCGTGAAGCTATGGCGCACGTTGGCGCCGAGCCAGACGATGGCCGCGATCTCGGCCTTGATGCCGGTGAGGCTGTAGGTTAGCTCCGGGATCAGGTCCGGCCGGCCGCGGGCCAGGGTGTAGCTGAGCGTGGCGGTACCGCGCTGCAGCCGGCTCCACTCGGCACGGGCAGCACGCAGGGCCGCCTCTTGGTCGGTGTAGGTATGGCGCAGCTCCTTGAGGTTGTCGCCGCCGCCGGCGATCGCTTCCTTCTTCTCGGCGCTGTTGACCTCGTAATAGAACGCACGCGCCCCTGAGTAGCTGTTGCGATCGGCCTGCAGGAAGCGGTGGCCATCGCCATCGGCGCGGGTCAGCGTGATGTGCGGCAGCGGCGCACCGCTGGCAGTGACGCTCTTACCGGCGGGCATGAACAACAACCGCCCGGCCTTGATGCTGGCGATCGCGTCGAACTGTTGGCCGAGGCGGCTGAGCAGGTTGGCGTCGGATTCATTGGCCTGGTCGACCTGGGCGAGCTCGAGCACGGAGAGCGCTGCGCTGATCACCGGTGACAGGCCATAGGCCGCGGCGACGGTCTGCACGATGGCGCCAAGCGTCTGCCCGGTCCAGCTGCGTTCCTTCTTCGCGGTCAGCCCCTGGCGCAGATCCGCACTGCGGGCGCGGATGCTGAGCACGTCCGGCGCGCCGCTGTGCTCGGTTTCGTCCACGGTATAGCTGCCCTTGCTAACCAGCCCGGTGTCACTCCAACCGAGCCACAGGCTGACGGTGGCGCCACGGGGCGGGATGGTCAGCAGGCCGTCATGGTCGCTGAGGCTGATAGTCAGCTGGTCGGCCTCGATGCCACGGTTGTCGGTGAGCTCAATGCTGATCAGGCGCTGCTCGATCGCGTTGGTGATGTCCTGGCCGTTCACAACCACGCGGCAGATTGGCTGTGGGTAGGCGGTGGCCTCGCGATAGCTGTCCGCCGCCTGTTTGGCGTAGCCCTTGGCCTGGCTGATGAGCGTATCGATCACAGCAGCCCCCGCAGGATGTTGCCGGCGCCGCTGATCGCACTGCCGAGCAGATCCACGCGGCCGTCATCGATGCGCTTGAGCAGTAGCGTGAACTCGATGCGGCGGGCCTGCCCGTCGCGGAAGAACAGCGTGCGCGTCTCGCTGAGACTCTCGATGATCCAGGTGCCGTAGACCTTGCCCGTCCCTTCCACCAGCGGCCAGGCTTTGCCCGTATCGGCCATGTAGCGCAGCGTGTCGAGGCTGAGCTGGGTACCGGCCAACGCGGGCAGCAGCACGCCCGGCAGGGTGATGCTGTCATCGCCCCGCCCCATGTACTGGCGCGCCGGGTTGGTGCCGATGCGGCTGGTGGATCCGTGTCGCCATTCGGTCTGGCGCTGGAATTCCTGGTAGGCCAGGGTCTCCAGGCTGAATACGAACTTGCCGAGGGCCATCATCATGGTCTGCTACTCCTGGTAAATCAGTCCTGGTCGAAAAGGGACGAGCGCGCACGGGCGCCCTTGGCCTGCTCGCGGCGATCCAGCTCGGCAGCCACGGCGCGGGCAATCGCGTTAGCGTCCTGTCCGGGGGCTGCGTGGATGGTGATGCTGATGCTTGAGGCACCGCCCTGTGCCGACGCGGGCGCACGCGCCGACAATGGTGGGCGGGTGTCGAAGCTCAACGATTGGTCGGCTAGTGCAGGCACTGCGGCGAGCGCCATGGCTCCCGACGCGGTGAGGCGTTTGGCGGTACCGGCCAGCTGCTTTAGCGGGCCAGCCTCGCCACCCGCAATGCCCTGTGCAAGGCCGGCCATGGTGAAGCCGCCCAGCTCAGCGAACACGCGCGACGGTGAGTGGATGCCGAGCTTTTCCTTGAAGTATGCGACCGCCCCGTCAGCTGCCTTGCCGACGCTCGCGGTGAGATCAGGAAGCATGCTTTTGAAGCCGCCTATCAGCCCCTGGATCATCGCCACGCCCGCGTCACTGAACTTGCGTGGCAGGTCAAGCCCGAACCAATTCAATAGGTCTGCAAACACGGTGTAAAACAGGCCCAAGGGGCTCCAGTCCAGGATGACGCGAGACATGCGCCCAAGAAAGTTGAGCGTGTCCATCGCGATCTCCTGCCAGGACTGGCTGAAAAAGCCGGTGATTCCGTCCCAGTTGTCATAGACCACATAGGCGGCGGCTCCTAGCGCCACCACGGCAGCGATTACCGCGAGGATTGGCCACAGCGCGGCGGCATTGGCGATGCCCAGAAGCGTCATGCCATAGCGGAGCATGGCGATCGGACCCAGGATGCTCGCCAGGGTGAGCGCCAGAGCACCGCCACCGGCAACCAGCAGGGCGAGCCCTGCCACCGTCTTGAAGATCTGCTTGGTTAGCTCCGGGTGCTCGCGCACCCAGGCGCCCAGTTTGTTGGCCAGCTCTCCTAGAACCTTGAGCACTTCCTTCAGGTCCGGCGCAACCGTGGCGCCGATCTCGCTGAGCGCATTCGACCAGTTTCCCTGGGCTGCCTCGGCTACGTTGGTCAGGGTGCCGAGCTGCTCGTTGACGCGCTTTTGCAGGTCGGCCTGGGCCTTCACCCTGTCTGCGACTTGCCGGTAGCCGTCGATGCCCTTGCTCATCATGGTGTTGACCACTTGCAGGGTTTCGGCGTCATCACCGAACAGCAGCTTCATCACACCCGTGCGCTGGACGCTGTTGAGCCCCTTGAGCTTGTCGAGCTGCTTGAACAGCGCCTGCATGCCGCCGAACTCGCCCTTGCCATCGGTGAAGTCCAGGCTCACGCCCAGCTTTTCCAGCGAGGCGTTCGCCTTGTTGACCTTCTTCATGTCCAGGCCTGCCTGGAAGACCTTGCGCAACGCGTTGCCCGCGGACTCTCCGGCCATGCCGGTCTGATCCATCATGACCAGGAGCGGCGTCATCATGTCAGTGAAGGCGAGGCCTTCCTGTTTCACCACGCTCATCACCGGCGAAAGCTTGCTGAAGCCCTGAAGCATGTTGCCGCTGTCCACGCCCAGGTAGAAGGTGCGCTGGATGGCGTCCATCAGGCCCATCATTTCCTTCTCGCTGGCGCGAGTGGCGTCCTGCATCTTGGCGGCGAACTCGGCGGCCTCGACCACCGGCATCTCTAGTTGCACGGCGAGATACGCCGCTGCCTCGCCGGTACCGCCGAGGATCGACGCAGCACTTAGGCCCTGCCGCTTGAGCATGGTCATCATGTTCTGGAAGTCAGCCGTGGTGCCCGGCAGGCGATCGCCCAGCTGGGTGGCTAGGTCGGTGATCTTCTGGAAGTCCTCAGACACGCTGCCGTCGGCACCCATCATCGAGACCTTCAGCTGGGTTTTAGCGTTCTCGGCAGGGGCGAAGGCGCTGACGGCTGCCGCAACCGGGCGGCTCAACGCATATCCCGTCGCCATTCCACCTGCTCCGGACGCGGCCATGCTGCCGGCCAGCTGCTGCGATTTGCCGTAGGCGTTACGCGCCTTTGCCAGCTGCTCTTGCTGCCGTGTGACGGCGGCAAGCTTGGTCTTTTGCTGCTCGAGCACGTCATTCAGTCGTGCCTGGTCGGTGCGCAGGGCTCTTGCCTTCTTGCCCAGCCCTTCAGTGCTGATGCCGGCCTGCTCCAGCTTGGTTTTCAGCGAGCCGAGCGAGGTCTTGCTGGCCTCCTGCTGCCGCTTCAGCTGGTCAAGCTGGCTGTCTGCACCACGAACACGGTCCTGGTACTTCTTGATGGCTGAGGTTGAGCGGGTGAACGCCTGCTGCGATGACTGCAGCTTGATCTGGGCCTTTTCCAGCTCGCGATGAAACTCGGCTGTGGTGCCCTTGCCCTCGATCAGGGCCTTGGAAAGCTTGTTGTACTGGGTTTGCGCGGCTTTGAGGTTGCCCTTGAGGTTGACGTGGGCGGTCCGCTGCTGTTCGAGCGCCTCGGTGTGCCCACGCATCTTGGTTTGCAGGTCACGCATGGCGCGTGTTTGCTTGGCGATCTCGATGTTGGCGGTGCGGAAGGCGGCGATGTCGCGCTGCTGCTGGTTCATCTCCTTCATCTGGTCACGGCTGGCCTTGAGCTGCTTGGCCAGTTTGCCACTGCCTTGCGTGATCGCTTTGATCGGGCCGAGGGCCTTGTCGATCAGGCCCAGTTCAACTTCCAGCTTTAAATCACGCGCCATGCTTCGCCTCTACACGCTTGCGGGCGCGCTCGCGCCAGTCCATCAGTTCAGCGAGACCCAGCGATGCCATGTCCGCTGGGCTCCAGTGGAAGGCGACGGCGATATCCGCCATCGCATCCTCTATGCGTCGAGGAAGGCCTCCTTCGCCGCCCTCTGCAACAAAAAACCGGATACCGCCAAGCCGCACTGCAGCAGGTCGGCCGGATCCATGCGCCCGATTTCGACATCGGTCAGGGTGGGTGTGGAAATGCGCGGCAGCACGGTGCGCAGCGCCATGACGTCCATCTGCGACAGGTCCATCAGCGATACGCCACGCAACTCACCCGCCATCGGCTTGCGCAGGGTCAGGCTGTCGTACACGTGGTTGCCGCGGACGATTGGGGAGTCGAGTGCTACGACCTTCTGGTTTGGGTTTTCGGGTGCTTTCGCGGTCGGTTGGGCCGCTTCGGTGATTTCGGTCTTGCTCATGGGGTTGCTCCTTGGATTGAGTCAGGAGCGCCGGCGCGGAGGCCGGCGCCGGGATTACAGGCCGATGGCCTTGCGGTGTTCGGCGAGGCGATCCTCACCGTTGACGATGAAGACGAAGTTGAGCAGGTCGATCTCGATCTCCACGTTTCCGTCCACGCTGAGCTTGTAATAGCTGCAGGCGGTGGTGATGGAGTGCTCGGTGTCTTCACCGGACTCGGCATCGCCGAAGTCGATCTCTTCGTGCCGGCCACGGGCAACCACCTCGACGGCGGTGACCGCGCCGGTGTCGTCCTGCTGCACGGAGCCGGCCCAGCGCAGCATCACGCCATCTGCCTGCACGGCGCCGAACTGGCGCAGGACGGTCAGGTCCCAGCCGCCGAGGGTCCATTCGATCTGAATGCCATCGTCGCTGTGGCCGAGGTCGACCTTTACCGGGCCGTCCATGCCGGCGCCGCGGAAGCTTTCCAGCTTGCGGCCGAGGGTTGGCAGGGTGACGGACTTGCACTGCCCAACGTAGCTGCCGCCATCGTTGAACAGGTTCATGTGCTTGAGTTTCTTGGGCAGGGCCATGGCTGGGCTCTCCTACGGCGCGGCCGGAGCCGCGCGGATCAATTGGGGTTAGGCGGAGGTCACGCTGGCGGCGAAGTCGACCAGGTAGCGGTCGGTGATGCGCTGGCGGAGCATGAGGTTCTCGAGCGGCGGGACGGGCGTGTAGTCGTAGTCCAGGTACAGCTTGCCGGCCTTGAGGGTGTCCTTGTCGTTGGCGGCCGGATCGAACCAGCACTCGCCGTCGATGATGTAGCCGTTGCGCTTGAGCTCGCGGAACTTGGCGTTAATGCCCTCGACGATGTCGCGCACCAGGCTGCCGTGCATGGGCTTGTCGACCGCCCAGAAATGCGCCTCGGCCATGGTGTCCGCCAGCACCTGGGCGGTGCGGGTGTAGTTCTCGAATGCGAAGAGCGGATCCTCGGTACAGGTGCGCGAGCCCCAGAAGCGGAATCCGTCACGGCGGATCAGCGTGGTGACCTCTTCGGCGTTCAGCAGGCCGGCATCGGTGGCTGGGTTCTGCAAGTCCCAGTAGATGTCTTTCGACAGGCCCGTCACGCCGTTGACCGGCACGTTGGAGAGCGTCTTGTGCCAGCCGACCTGCTCGTCCAGCTTGGCGCGAAGGCCCAGGGCGCGAGCCACGGCGCTGGCCGGTACGTTGGCGCTGGTTGCGGTGTCCCAGTTGATGAAGTCCGGCCAGATCAGCATGAGCTCACGGGCGCCGAAGCCTGCACGGTAGGCGATGGCCTCGGAGACGGTGGCGCAATCCCAGGCGCTCGCGTATGCAAAGGCGCGCAGCTGCTGAGCGATCGCCACCAGCTCAGTGGTGACTGGCAGCGAGTCGAGCCCAGGAACGCCAAGGATTCGCGGACGCACGCCCAGCTGAGCCTCAGCGGCGAGCAGTGCCTTCATGCCGGTGTATTGGCCATCAGCGGTCACGCCGCCGATGAGCTTGGTGATCTGGTCGGCTTCCTTCGCGGCATCGTCGACGCCTTCACCATCAGCCACGCGCACCACAACGGTGACGGGTGAGGCCTGGTCGGCGATGGCATCGAGGCTGCTGGCCAAGGTGCCCAGCGTGCCGGCTTTGCCGGAGGCGGTGAGCACGTCGGTGAGCAGCACGGGCTTGTTCAGAGGGAAGGCAGTGGCGTCGGCATCGCTGGCGGTGCAGACCATGCCCACCACGGCGGTGGCGATTGTGCGGATGGGACGTGTGCCCTCGTTGATTTCGAGGACGCGGACGCCGTGATGGTAATCGGTGGCCATTGGGCAGCTCCTGGTGGGCGTGGTGCCAGTTCAGTGAGCCTTGATCGTGACGCGCGCGCGCGAGAGCCGCGAGCAGCGGGCCGTGTAGCGGCTGCCGCTACAGCGCAGAAACGAAAAACCCCGCCGAAGCGGGGCTGATCAACCAACGGAATCGCTCAGACCTGAGCGTTACCCACGCCGGCAACCGCTGCCTGGATGGCTGCGATGGTCTCGGCGGCGATGTCCTGAGCCTGTTGCGTGCTGCCCGCTTCCATCGCCTGGCGGACGAGTTCCTTGGCCTGCAGGCGGGTTTCGCGGATCTGGTACAGCGCCTCGGTGTAGGCCGCGGCCTCGGCGAGGATGTCATCGGCCGCCTGTTGCGCGGTGCGGCCGTTGATGGCCCAGGCGGCGACGGTTCGGGGGACGTTCTCGGCTGAGTAGCCGGCGGCTTTGAACTGGGCCGCTTCGGCTGCAGCGCGCTCGTATTCGATCGTCCGGGTTGGGTCGCCGACTACAGCCGCACGGGCGGTGTCGGCGGCGACGTCGATTTTCTCGCAGAGTGCCGAGGCGGTAGGGATGACGGGGAGCGGGTCGATCAGGACCGGCATGCCGGCGCCGTCCATCACAAGGTGTCGGCCAGCCGCTAAACCATTAATGAGCTGCGAGTGGATTTCATTGGTGATTTCGACGGCATCGGTTGGAATGGCAGCGCCGTGGATTTCGCGGGCGTAGAAGCCGCCTGTCTGTACAGAATAAAGCATCTGTTTAATCTCCTTAGAAGCCGATGGCGATCCAATCCAGGCCAGTGTTCGCGGTGCTAGTTAGAGTTGCGCCGGTCACTCCCCGCGTAGTATGGCCAACAACATTCGACCACCCCGTGACTACCAGCGTTGTGCAGTTAGCTGGAAATGCGATAGGGAAGGTTAACGCGCGCGGGAATGCTGCCGACGGCATAAACCCCCACTGAATAATCAGGCCACCCAGCCAGCGCGGGAACGCGATGTATCCATTCGGGGTTAGGCTTGAAGCGAACCCCATGCGGAGCTTTTTGGGCGTCACTGCCACGTCATCCAATGCGCCCGCGTTAACCTCGTCCTGAGTGCCGACCCGTAGCACACCGCGCAGCGCCTCGGTGGCTTTCGCGGCGGTGGATCGTAGCGCCTGGAATACCCGTAGAGCGGTCATGAACTTGCTGTTGTCTTCGCCCGCCTCGGCCTCGGCCTGGCCGGCCCGCACGGTTAGGTCGTCGACATACTTGCGCGTAGCCAGCACCACACTCGGGTCAATCTTTAGCGAAATGCTCTGGGTGCTGCTCAACAGGATATTGAGGCGAACCACCTGAGTGCGGCCGCTGCCCTGGGCAAGTTCCGGCTTGTAGGTCGGCGGGCAGTTGGCCACGGCAACCAGATCGCCCGCTTCGTCGTATAGCCCGATCTCGCGGATCCACCAGCCGCCGACGTCTTCGGGGATAACCTGCTCCGCGATGACGATCGAGCTGTTGTTCGCGTCGATGCTCAGCTGGTTAAGCGGGGCCCGGCGACGTTCGTTGACGAGCGCCGTTTGCGTGCGGATGGGCATCGACTCTGTGCCGTTACCGTCGCCCACGCCGAGCTTGGTGATGTTCCAGGGCACGCCCAAGGCGGTGGCGTTGGCCAGCCTGGCCTCACCGACGGCGGTGAGAATGGCCATAAATTGCGAGTTCTGGTCTGCCATATCAGCGGATGTCCATGGTATCGATGACGTGTTCGCGTGCGCCCCAGGCCAGCGTGCCGCCGACCTCGATGTCTCGCGCCGCGGGTGGGTAAACGGTGAGTTCGTCGCCAGTGGTGAGCGCTGCGCCGATGTGGGCGCCGCCAGCGACGTCCAGCCCGATGGCGAGCCCGACCAGGTGGCGGCTGACGGGCTTGGCGTCGTCAATGAGCCAGGTCAGTTCCTGGTACATGGCCTCGGTGATGCCGGTATCGAGCACGCCGACCAATAGGCGGAAGGTGCCGGGGACGCCGAGCGGGGCCTCCTCCCACCACTCACGCACCTCAATCAGGTAGCCCAGCGGCTCAACCACGCGGCGCAGCGCGCCGATGGTGCCCTTGTGGGCATGGATGAAGTACGCGGCGCGGATAGCATCGCGTTTGGCGCGCTCGGGCCAGGCGCTGGACCAGCGATCGACGGAAAACGCCCAGGCGAGATACGGCAATAGCTCGGCCGGGCAGGTGTCTGGATTCCATAGTTCGCGCAACGGCACAGGTACGCGCTGCAGCTGGGCGAGCGCCTCGGCAGCGAGGCGTTCCAGCTCGGTGGCGTTTGGCGGCAGCAGGCTCTGCATCAGGCCTCCGCTACCGAGACGGTGTAGCCGGTGCAGTACGGTGCCTGCGCTTCGGTGGCCACGATATCGACCCAGCCGGGCAGCTCGACGCGGCGCACGCCTTCAATGTGCAGGGCGGCATCCAGCGCGGAGCGGTTGACCTCCAGCGCCAAACGGCGGCGCTGGTTGACCAGGGCGGCGAGCCTGGACTCTGCGGCCGCGCGGATCGGTTCGGCTTCTGGCCCTACGGTGTTGAGGTGCAGCACAGCGGTGACGCTATAGGGCAGCACCTCCGCGCTTTGCACGGTGAGGCGATCGGCGACCGGTCGACGATCTTCATCCCCAAGGTAAGCGGCGACTAACGCGAGTAGATCGGGCTCAGCCGTGCCATCTGCCAAGGCGCTCTGCACCGTTACAACCACCTCGGCCGGGCTGGGGCTGATACAGGAAGCATCCGCCACGCGCCCATCAGCACTGCGGGCGTGAAAGATGTAGGCGTTGCGCGGGCCGGCTGTGCTCAGCCCTTCCATGGCCATCTGGATCCGCTCGCGCAGGGATTCATCGCCTTCCATCACCGCTGCTACGGGCGGCACGGCGCTCGGGTTGGCCGGTGTGATGACCAGCCTGGCCACATTGAAGCGGGCGCCGATCTGCTCCAGGTCAGCACCCTTGGCGAACGGCAGCAGCACAGCGAGCGCGGCCTCGTTAACGCGCTGGCGGAGCAGCGTTTCGCGGTAGGCGCTCTCCTGCAGCAGCTTGGTCAGCGGTTCGGATTCAAGCGCCAGGGTGGCGGCGATCTGAGCCTGCTGCGCGGCTGGCCACAGGCTGACGGCGTAGGCCTTGCGCTCGGCGAGGATCTGCTCGTAGTCGAGCTGCTCGATCACGTTCGGCGTGGGCAGCTGGGCCAGGTCGATGGGGGTGAAGGTGGTCATGCTGCGGCTCCCAGGGCGAGCGGCACGCGCAAGCTGAGCGGCTCGTTGCTGTCGGTGCGGGTGCCTTCCAGATCAAGCACGGCCTGGCCGGGGGCATCGCCGAGGCTGAGCTGCACGCGGCTCAAGCGGATGCGCGGCTCCCAGCGCATCAGCGCCATGGCCGTGGCGGCATAGGCTTGCAGCCGGGTGGCGTCGTTGAACGGGGCGTCGATCAGGTCCGGCAGCTGGCTGCCGTATTCGCGGCGCATCACGCGTGAGCCGATCGGTGTGGTGAGGATGTCGGCAATGGATTGGCGCAGGTGCGCGGCATCGCTGATCGTGCGGCCGGTGGTGGCGGACATGCCAATCATGGCGTCGGCTCCAACGAAACACCGTTGCCGGGCATGATGCCTTTGGTGCGGTGGTTGACCAGGCTGATATCGCCAGCAATCACGTCTTCGCTGACGTTCACGGTGCCGGTGACGTTCTGGTTGCCGGTCTGGGTGTAATCGCCCTCATGGGTGATCGGCCCAACGACATGCAGACCGCCAGTCGCGATTATTTCCGCCTTGCCACCTGCGGGTAGCGTGGCGGTGAGCGTGTGACTGGCGTGGTCGTAATCGATCACAGCCCCGTCCGGGTATTTCCGGCGGCGCACGTTGGCGCTGTTCGCCGGGGCCGGACGTTGCTGTGAGTAGAGCCCGACCAGGGCGATGCCCTGAGCCGGTTCGCCGCTAGGGCTGAAGAGGACGCATTGTTCGCCGACGGTTGGTGGATCCCAGTCGAGGCTGTCACCCGCTCGTAGAGCGAGCCAGGGCAGATTGGGAACGGTGAGCCCGCCGGAGGTGACCGTGCAGCGCGCAGCCTGGTGGTCCACCGCGGCGATGGTGCCGAGGCGGATCAGGTTGTCGAGGCGGCGAGTCAGGTCGGCGATATTCATGGGCCCATGCTGGCGGTCGCGCGCGCGTGGTGCACGAGGCATGGGATGTAGGAGCGGGCGTTACAGGGGGAGAGGTCTGAAAGGAACCAAAACGACCGTTTGTCATCCTAAAACGGCCGCTCATCGTGAAATCGGGCTTTGCTGTAAATTCAAATCGCGCTCATGCGAATAACAGTATGCGGAATCAAAATTCTTAGGAGCTTGCCCGTGAAAACAACCATTAGCGTTGACCTTGATGTTATTGCCCAGATACTCGCCGACTTTCGCAGCGCCGCGAAGCAACCTCTTACTTCAGAGATCATAAAAATCTACATGGGCAATTTCGTGTCAAACACGGGGATACCTCCCCACCGTTCCTGGAATGCGCAGTTCGGCAAAATTCTTTCGGCCAACAGAGAAACCCTGGGGCTCGACAACCCCACCGAAGAAAACGTAACCGACGACCTTGGAAACATGACCACGTCCAGTCGCTGGGAATTCACGGGCTAACAAGCAACCTCACACGTTGATCCCGTGGGGTTACGGGACGAGGTGATCAAGAAGCCGGTCGCGGATCAGATCCATATCCGAAGCGCTGAACCCCAACAGTTCGCGCCGGGCATATTGGGTATCCGGTGTTTCGCGACCGGGTTTGTCCCGTAAGCCGTACTGGTGAATACGGGCGATGCGTGACACGCGGCCGGCAAAGCCAATGGCAATGTTCGAGGCATCGCTCTGCAGGCGCAGGTAACGGGCGGTGCGCAGTTTGGCGAACATGTTGCGCTGCTTGATGCGGCCCGCCTTGGCGCGCAGCGGCTGCCGGGGCTTGCGCTGGGCGTAGGGTGTGCCGTCCGGGTTTTTTTGGGTGGCGATGCGCTGCTGCTGGCTGCGGCGCAGGTCGCGGGCGACGGATTGGGTGACTTTGCGCCGCTCGGCGGGCTTCAGCCGGTTGAGCAGCGCGCCGGCCCAGTCTTCAAGCGCGCGCAGATCGTCAGCCATTGGCGCCCCACTCGGCGAGCAGCTCGCCGTCGCTGGTCTCTACGCGCATTGCCGGTACAAGGAACAGTTCGTCATCGACCACGGGCTCAGCCGGGTGGCTGACCTGCAGAGTGCCATCGGCCTGGCGCTTTACGATCACGCGCTCGGTGAGCGGCAGTGTGATGGAGAGGTCCACTTTGCTGTTATCGAGGATGTCCGCCTCGAACTTGATCGCGTCGCGGCCCTTCTCCTGGTTCTCCATCAGCTCGCGCTGGTTTATCAGCACCCAGGCGAACAGCGGAATGACCACCGCATCCGGATGGCCGGCGAAGTCAGTGAGGATGATGTTGAGCGTGTAGCTGTATTCGAATGACAAGCCCGGCGCGGCAGTACTGCGCATGCTGCCGTTGTCGACGAAGGTGAGCAGCCGATCGGGGTTGCGCTTGAGCTCGGGCACCGCTGCCACCAGGTGGGAGCGGAGGGATTCGGGTTTGTTCATGGCTGCTCGGCTCTCACGTTGTGGTCCACCACTAGGTCAACTTTGGCTGCACATTCGCCCCAGGCGCTCATCAGGTAGTCGCTGTCGTCGCTGAGCTCGCCGTTACTGCCCGGCGCCGCCGGGTTGAGCGTACAGCGCGTCACGACTGGACAGCCACTGACGGTAACCTGCGGCTCCGGTGATGGCGGGACGTTGGTGCAGGCGGCGAGCAGCATCAGGCAGAGGCTGATCAGCCCAGCTTTGCAGAGGTGGGTCATGGCGTTGGCGTTCCTTCTTCTTGAGCTGATCGGTGGAATGGGCTTGATGCAGCTCGCTGGTGGTCTGCTGCAGTGAGAGCTGGGCGGCGCGCTGCGCGGCGACCTCACCACCGAGGCGGACGATGGTCGCGGCCTGCCGCTCGTTGCGCTGTTCGGCCTTTTGCTGGCGTTCGGTGGCGAGATCCGCACGGGCGGTTTCGGCATCGATGCGTTGGGCCTGGAAGTTCAGCGCCACCAGCAGCGCGATGAACGCGGCCGCGACAACGAGCCAGACTTTGGCGCTGGTCATTGGCGGTACCACCCGGCTAGGTTCATGGCGGCTTCATCGATCTGTCGAACCTCACCGATCAGCACAAGGCAGCACACGCCCGGTACCGCGACGTGCAGGGCCTCGGCGAACTGCTCAGCCAGCTGCGGCGGCGTGTCCGCCGGCAGCTCGAATACATCGCCATCCTGGGGGCTGTGCTTGCGGATCTGCTCGAGGTCGATGTCGATCATGCGGCCTGCTCCTGGGCTTGCTCGCCAGCAAACTGGGCGTAGGCGCGGGCCAGCTTCACGTCGTATAGGTTCTTTGCGTAGTTTTTGCCGTTGTAGCCCTTGGCGAACGCCTTCCAGTTCCGGGCCTTCAGCGCTTTGTGCAGGGCCGGATCCGCCTCGATAAAACAGACGAAGGCATCAAGCTGGGCGGCCTCGCTGAGCGACATGGTGTCCGCAAAGTGCTGCGCATCCAGGTAGCCGAGGCGCTCCCAGTGGTAGCCCATGATCTGGAACAACCCCCAGCTGGCCGATTCCAGCGCCGACGCGACGTGGATCTGCTTGGCTTGGGCGAGGCGCTGATGCTCGACGGTGCCGCCTGCGTAACCACCGGCGCGGCGGTTAACCAGGGCGGGATACTGCGCGGCGCGCTGGTCGGCATCGGCCTCGGTCATGCCGTTGGCCTGCAGGCGATCGAACATGACATGCCGTTCGAAGAGGATCACCGGGCGCCCGTTGGACAAGAAGCCTTCGCCCTTGCTCTCCACCTGGTTGACCGCCATGACGCTGGCCAGTGGGACGCCGAGACGGTCGGCGGCCTGCTGTAGGTCTTTGCGCTTGAGCAGCCGGGAGATATCGGCGCCGGCCAGCGCGGCGAGCGTCTTTGACCCAGCCACGCCGTCGTCAACCAGGCCGACCTTGAGTTGGTAGGCGCGCACGGCGGCTTCAGTGATGTCGCCGAAATCGCCGTCAGCGGACAGGCCAGCGCCATGGCCGTTGAGTTGGGTTTGCAGCTGACGCACGGCCAGGCCGCGCGAGCCATTGCGGAGTGCGGTCATAGCTGATCTGCCTTTTTGATGATGACTTTCTTCGCCGCGGCGCGGCTGGCCTCAACGCCGAACAGACCAACCATGCAGGCGAGAAAAACGCCCGCCTCATGTGGCGCGCCGATCAACGCAGGGCCGTACGAAACGCCGACGCCGAGCAGGCCGCAGAGCGGCGCCTCCAGCGCGTACTGCCGGAACTTGCCGCCGCTGTAGATGCTCCGCCACACGGCAATCAGGAAGGCGAGCCCGCCGGCATAGAGCGCAGGGAAGTTCGCTTCCAACCAGGCGGCGAACCACGCGTAGGTTTCCGGTCTGTCAGGCATGTGCTTCATTCCGCTGTCCAATGTTGAGTGTGTGGATGTGCCGGACTACTTCGCCAAGCAGAGCCGGGCTGTACCGCTGCGGGAGCGGATAGCCCAGCCCGGCGGCGCAGAATTCACTGCAAAACATCCGGCGTTTGTTGTCGATGGTGATCGGGAGGATCTGGCTGCCGAGCAGGCCCAGCCAGTCATAGCCGCGGCCTTCATTGGCACGGAACAGCTGTTCGATGTGCTTGGCATCCGCCCAGGGCACCGGGATCTGGTCCCAGTGGGCAAGGTCGAGCTCGATCCGCTTAGCACGCACGCCACCGTCCATGCCGGACGCAGACAGGCAGCGACCGTCAGGCATGACCAGTTCGCAGTGGCTGTAGATCGAGCGCGTCCAGAGGCGAATCAGGCGATTGAACAGCGTGCCTTTGCCCTTGTAGAGCGCAAGGTAGATCAGTCCCATAGGTTCACCATTTGGCGTTGTTCGGCGCGCACGGCCTGTTCCGGCAGCTCGATCAGCGTGCCGTGTGGGATGACCGGGCCGAGGTCGGCCAGGCCGGGGTTAGCTTCGAGGACTTGCTCAACCACGCCCGCGGTGCGGCCGTAGTGCCGCCAGCACAGGGCGTCGACGGTGTCGCCCTGCTGGGCGCGCAGGCCGGCCATCAGTTGCGAGCCTCGGCGGTGCCTTCATCGGGATAAACGAACGGGCCATCGTTGGAAACCAGTGCGCCAGGCGAGACGCCAGTTTCAACGACGCGGCAGACGGCCAACCCGAGCGGGTGCATGATTTCCCGATTGATTCGCTCAAGCAGCCCGCGGCGGCTGATCTCGTTCCAGTCGATCGTTTCCATCAGATCAACTCCACGGTGGTGTGCCTGACGCCGAGGATGCTGCGGATCGCCCAGCGGGCATCGCGGCGGTATTCGTCGGCAGTGGGAGTGAGGGCCTCAGCGCGCTCGGCTCCGTCGCCGGTGGCGCTGTAGTCGCGGTACCGCTCGGCCAGCTCGGCGCCGGCGCTGCAGTAGATGGCGCGGCGGTAGAGGTGCAGCAGTTGGCTTTCGCCCTGGACCTTGTCGGCCGGGACCGAAGCCAGATCGGCGAAGCCTGCAGCCATTTGGCGGTACTTCCAGCTGTGCAGCTCGCGGTTGACTTCGATCACGGCGTTAACGGCTGCGGTTTCAAGGCGCGCATCGGTGATGCTGCCGTCGAGGCGCAGTGATTCGCGCATGTGCTGGCCGTCCAGGGCGGGAAACCAGCCATCATTGGTGATGGGGTGCGGCGCTTGGCTGCCCCCTGATGCGATGAATGCGCTCATGAATTCTTCCCTAGTTCGGCGGTGGTCGGGGCGTCACGACAAGGCAAGGAGAAAACCTGTCGATCAGCCCCGAGCCGCCGAGTGCGTGGGGGACGCTCAGTCAGCGGGTGGCTCGCCGGTACCGGGTTCGGTGCTCGGTGCGCCCTCTTCGCTCGGCTGGCTTTCGTCCTGGTCGGACGTCGGGTGCTCGGGCTCAGTTGGGTCTCCGGTACCGGTGCCGGCTGGCTTGCTTTCCGCGTGTTTCTTCTGGAGGCGCACAACGCGCTCCATGTCTTTTTTGCCGCCGCAGTTGCTGTGCAGGTCGATTGCGCGGGCCAGATTGGCGCGGGCTTGTTCGAGCTGCTCACCGTCAATTGCCGCTTCGTCCAGGTCGGCCAGGTAGGCCTTGCCCAGAGCGAGGTGCAGCTTGGCGCGGGCTTCGTCCGGCATGTCGTGCTCGGCGGTGATATCCGCCGCGAGTGTCAGGACGAAACGGTTGAACGGCTCGCCGGCCTTCTGCTGCTTTAGTGCGGCATTGGCCACTTCCTCAGCGAGCAGACAGCCAGTGGTGCGAGCAAAGCGGTCGGGCATCTTGAGCTTGTGCTCGAGCACATAGCGGCCGATGTTCAGCGCCGCGGCGAAATCACCCGCATCGATGTTCCACACCATCAGCGTGGTGAGCACGTCGTCCTGGGCGCCGTTGCCGGCGGACAGCACACCCTCGATGTAAGGCGCGTAGGCCGGGATCAGCGAGCGTTTGAGCTCGGCTTTGCCCTGCTCCGACTGCACCTGCTTTAGGCGCAGTCGGTCCTGGTTGAGTTGGGCGAGCTGCAGTTCGTAAGCGTTGGCGCCATCCATGGTCATAGTGGGGCCGGATACCGCAGCGGCGGCAACCGCTGCGGAGATATTCTGGAAGCGTCTGCGGGCGTGGCTCATCGGTAAGCTCCTCAGACGAACGCAATGTTCTCGGCCATTGCCGCGCAACCAAGATCCTCGATCACGTAGGCGTCATTGACCGACTCGAAGTTTTCGATGCGATCACGCTTTGCGTTGTCGGCGACCTGACGGCGGCGAGTGCTTTCCTGCCAGTAGATCGACAGGTTGTCGAGGCGGGTAACCATCAGTCCGGTGGCTGGGAAGAACGGCACACGCACGGCTGGCAGACCACCCAAACGCTTCTGGCTCATCACGATATCGGCGGCAAGCTGCTCGGTTGGGGCCTGCGTCTGGTTGATCAAAGGGAAATACTTGTCGGCAAGGAGTTGACGACCGCATATCACCACCAACTCCGGGTCTTCCTGGTACCAAGGCTCGATCATCTCGTTGACCAGGTCGAAGACCAGCGCGTCGAGGTTGGCGTAGTCGCCAGCCCCGCCAATGCGGATAGCGCCGCTGGCTGCAACGACCTCGGTCATGACTCGCGCCGAGTTCTCGACCCGCATCTTTTCCAGCCAGCCGACGTTTACATCCTGCCGCAGCGGATTTGTCGCTGGGTTGGAGGTGGCGGCGCGTGAGGTACCGTTCCAACCGATCATGATGCGGTCCAGCGCCTGGCGCTTGAGGATCGCGTCGCGGATACGGGACTGGAAGTCGGCAAACTTTGCCCAGGCGTCCAGCTTCGCGTAGGTGATGTGAGTGTCAAAGTTTGTCTGGGTGCACAGGTAGCTGCGGTCATCCAGGGCAGTCATGTCCTGGGTGCTGCGGTCGGTGGTCAAGGTGTTGGTGGTGCTGGCAATCGGGCCAGTCACGCCGAGCCCGATCAGCTCACCGGCCTGCTCCTGCACGCCGTACATGTTAATGCGGGTCAGGAACTCGCTGGATTCTTGGATGCGAGTTTCAAGGCGCTGGGCCACGCTCGGCTCAGCAGTAAATTTGGTGGTGACGTCAGACACGCCATGTAGCTGAGCAAGTTGCTGCAGGTAGGCGTTGTACAGGGCACGAGTATCGTTGCGCATGGGTATCTCCGGGATTCTCTGGCTGGGCTTTTTTCGCGTCGGGTGTCAGCAATCGGTGACGATGCGACCGTCTCCGCCGGCAACCGGCGGGCGCTGCCTGAACTGCGGGGTGTTCGGATTGGTAGGCGCAGGGGTCTGCTCCAGCTTTTTGATCAGGTCGGAAAACTCTGTTGCGAGCTGGTCGTGCTTGGCCTGCAATGCTTCACGACTCGTCTTCTCTGCGGAAAGCGCTTCGGCCTGGTCTGCTGAGTGCTTGGCAATGGCTTCAAGGGTCTCCGCCAACTCGCCGAACTGCTCTTCGTTCTGCTTGCCCTTGCCTAGCAGCTCGCTGACTTTCTTGAACAGGCCGGCCACTCTCGATGGGGTGTCGTCGATTTCTTCGAAGCTGAGCTCAGCCTCTTCCGCGGCGGAGAACAGGTTGTCTTTGTCCTGCTTGCGGCTAGTCAGCGTGCCGTGCTGGGCGCTGAATTCCAGGGCTTCGGTGCCCAGGCTCGCCGGGCTGTCGGTGACGGCCAAGCCGACCAGGTAGGCCTTGCCGGTGTCGGAAAACTTGGGCTGGATCTCCATCGAGGTGTAGATCTTCTGGCCCTTTTTGTTCAGGGCCAGCAGCGCGTCGTTGGGCTGGATCTGGGCAAACAGGGCGAGCTTCTTGTCACCGTTGACGTCGACCTCCTCGACTTTCAGCGCGAGCACGTCGCCATAGGCGCCGAACTGCGAGTCCGGCGACAGGCCTTTGATGTGCTCGACGTTGATGCGGGCGCCGTAAGTGTCGCGGTTGTAACTGGCCGCCATCTCTTCGAGCCAGGTGCGTTCGATTTTGCGGCCGTCAGTGGTCGCGCCTTCGACGCCGATGCGGAACCAACGGGAGCGGAATTTCTTCATGGGGTCATGTCCTCAGGCTGGCCGCGGCGGGCGGCGTTAGCGTTGAGGGCATGGTCGGCAGCCAGCGCAGCGCGGGCAATCGGCCCGCTGTGTATGCGCGGCAGGTACAGGGCGCGGCACTAACGGGCCTCACGCGTGCGCGACACCATCTGCGCCATGAACGCACCGACCGAACTCCCCGCCCAACGTGATAACCGCCGCCAGGCCAAGTTTTTGTACTGGACGGGCTGGCGTATCACCGATATCGCCGACTACCTGGACGAGAAGGAAAAGACCGTCCACAGCTGGAAGGCGCGGGACGAGTGGGACCGGGCAGACAACGTCGAGCGGATCGGCGGCGCGCTGGAGGCCCGCCTGGTGCAGCTGATCCTGAAGGACGGCAAGAGCGGCGGAGATTTCAAGGAAATCGACCTGCTGCACCGCCAGCTGGAGCGGCAGGCACGGATCCAGCGCTTCCAGGGTGGCGGGAAAGAGGCGGAGCTCAACCCGAACCTGGATAAGCGCAACGCCGGCTCGAAGGCCAAGCCCAAGCGCAACGAGTTCGCCGAGGAGCACATCGAGCAGCTCGAGGAGGCATTCCGCGACGGCTGTTTCGGCTATCAGCTGGACTGGTACCGGGCGGGCAACCAGCGGACCCGGGCGATTCTCAAGAGTCGGCAGATCGGCGCGACGTTCTACTTCGCCCGCGAGGCGCTGCTCGATGCGCTGGTGACGGGGCGCAATCAGATCTTCCTGTCCGCTTCGAAAAACCAGGCGCACATTTTCAAGGCGTATATCCAGGCGTTCGCCCGTGAGGTGTGCCAGGTCGAGTTGACCGGCGACCCGATCATCCTGGCCAATGGCGCCGAGCTGCATTTCCTCGGTACCAACGCGCGCACGGCGCAGGGGTACCACGGCAACTTCTACTTTGACGAATTCTTCTGGACCTTCAAGTTCAACGAGCTGAACAAGGTTGCCAGCGGCATGGCGATGCAGAAGCAGTATCGCCGGACGTACTTTTCGACGCCGAGCTCGATGGCGCACGAAGCCTATTCGTTCTGGACGGGTGAGCGGTTCAACAAGGGCAAGCCGGCGGCGCAGCGGATCCAGCTGGATGTTTCGCACGATGCGCTGCAGCAGGGCCGGCTGTGCGAGGACCGAATCTGGCGCCAGATCGTGACCATCCTGGACGCGGAGCAGCGCGGCTGCGATCTGTTCGACATCGAGGAGCTGCGCCAGGAGTACAGCGCCGAGGCTTACGCGAACCTGCTGATGTGTCAGTTCGTCGATGACGGCGCGTCGATCTTCCCGCTCAACATCTTGCAGCCCTGCATGGTGGATAGCTGGATCGAGTGGAACGAGGACTACAAGCCCTTTGCCGATCGGCCTTTCGGTGATCGCCAGGTGTGGGTGGGCTATGACCCGGCCGAAACCGGCGACAGCGCTGGCCTGATCGTCGTGGCGCCGCCGCTGGTACCGGGCGGCAAGTTCCGCGTGCTCGAGCGCCATCAGTTCCGCGGGATGGACTTCGCCGCCCAGGCCGAGGCGATCCGCCGGGTGACGCTGCGCTATTGGGTGACCTACATCGGCATCGACATGACCGGCATGGGGTCTGGCGTTGCGCAGCTGGTGAAGCAGTTCTTCCCGAACCTGACCACCTTCAGCTACTCGCCCGAGGTGAAAACCCGCCTGGTCCTGAAGGCCTATGACGTGATCCACAAGGGCCGGCTGGAATTCGACGCCGGCTGGACGGACCTCGCTTCTTCACTGATGGCCATCCGCAAAACCACCACGGCCAGCGGCCGGCAGATGACGTACACGGCCGGGCGCACCGATGACACCGGGCACGCCGATCTGGCCTGGGCGCTGTTCCATGCCCTGCACAACGAGCCCCTCGAGGGCATGACCGCTCAGAACACCAGCTTTATGGAGATTTACTGATGACCACCGACATTGCCGCCGCACCTGCCCCAGGCATCGAGGCCTTCACCTTCGGCGATCCGATGCCGGTGCTCGATGGGCGCGAGCTGCTCGACTACCTGGAATGCTGGCTGAACGGGAAGTGGTACGAACCGCCGCTGTCGCTGGACGGGTTGGCGAAGTCGACCCGGGCCAGCGTGTTCCTGCAGAGCGGGCTGAACTTCAAGCGCAACATGCTCGAGCGGACCTTCATCCCGCACAAGCTGCTGAGCCGGCAGGCGTTCGGCCAGTTCGCCCTGGACTGGCTGTGGTGTGGCAATGCGTATCTGGAGCGACGGCAGAACATGCTCGGTCAGGCCCTGAGCCTTCAGCCGACGCTGGCGAAGTACATGCGCCGCGGGGCCGATCTGGAAACCTATTACCAGGTGCGCGGCTGGCAGGATGAGCACGAATTTGCCCCGGGCACGATCTGTCATCTGCGCGAGGCGGATATCAACCAGGAGGTGTACGGGTTGCCGGAGTGGCTGTCAGCGCTGCAGTCGGCGTTGCTCAACGAGTCGGCCACCCTCTTTCGTCGGCGCTACTACCAGAACGGCAGCCATGCCGGCTTCATCATGTACATGACCGATGCGGCGCAGAAGGAAGAAGACGTCGACGCCCTGCGCAGCGCGCTGAAATCAGCCAAGGGGCCGGGTAACTTCCGCAACCTGTTCATGTACGCACCTGGTGGAAAGAAGGACGGCATCCAGCTGCTGCCGGTGAGCGAGGTGGCGGCGAAGGACGAGTTCGGTTCGATCAAGAACATCAGCCGCGACGATCTGCTCGCCGCGCTCCGGATCCCGCCTCAGCTGATGGGCATCGTGCCGCAGAACGCCGGTGGCTTCGGCTCGCTGCGCGAGGCCGCCGAGGTCTGGGCGGTCAACGAGCTCGAGCCGATCCAGGCAAGGTTGGCTCAGGTGAATGAGTGGGTTGGGGAGGAGGTGGTACGGTTCCGGCCGTTCGAGTTGCCTGCGAAAGGCTGAGCCGCCCCGCTCCGCCTAAGCCGCCCCTCGAGGCGGCTTTTTTGTGGCCTGAATCTAGCCGGCGCATTCCTGCCGACGCTGCAGGAGCGATGGCCTAAGCGCTGCGATATCGAGCTCGATCACATTGATCAGCCCCGCCAGCTGCGATTTGGTGACCGATATCCCGCAAGGCAGGCCTGTGAGTACGAGCGACTCCCCGGTTTGCTCGTCCATCAACATGCAATGGATGGTCTGAGGGGAATCCATAGCGGCCGTGAACAGCAACGGCCTGAAGTGTTCCTGCGCGAGGGCGAACGCCTCGGGCTGTCTAATCCGCATCATCTGACAATTCCCTTTGTCTGAGCCGGCAATTGTAGCAGTCGGCTATCGGGCGTCCTGCCCCAAGGGTGCCAACCCCCTCACATTTCGATCAGCAGCGGCCGGTCCGGGCGGAACATCACCCGGCGCGCGCCGTTGTCCCCCCACCTCACCTGCGGGCTAAAGGGGTCTCTTTTTCTGCACCCCTTCACCATGCCCTGCCCGCCCCGCTGGTGGCGCTGGCGAGGTGATCTGGACTAAAGGAATACCTGCGTAACCCTGCGAAGGTGCGCCTCTCATAGGGGCGCATAGGAGCTCAGATTTCTAAACCAATTTTACAAACGGGTAATTTTGGTAAGGACCCCAATTCAACCGGCTGAAAGCCACGTATTTGCTGGGCTGGAGCACTTACCTTGAAAGGTAATTTTAGGTAAGGCAAAAGGTAATTTTTTCGCAAGCGCCTGATTTTAAAGGGATTAGAAAATCGGACACCTAACCACTGCTAGAGGTAATTTGCTTACCTATTTATTACCCTATTATTACCTTTAACTGATAAACCTAAGCTACTGAAAGCGCTGGATTTTTTTCCGTTTCAAAACCGACCTTACCAAAATTACCTGTTTTTTTTGGGTCAGGCGAAATCGCGGCTTTGCCCGTTTGGGGCAGGTTTTCGTCCTGCCGCACTCGCTCCCTTGGGAACAATATGGGAACGCTCACACCCGCATTTCCATACTCCACAAACGCTGAAGGCCCCGGAATACGGGGCCTTCAGTACGC